GCACTGTATGAACACATTTTGAATAATGCATCAAAATTGTATTTCTCCCGGAACTTTTGGCTATTGCTATGCTCAACCCATCCTTTATAGGCTGCAATCTTGCAAGCCCTCCACCACGGGACAAATCCTCTTTCTACAAAATCCATCCAGGCACGTAGCACCTGCCTTCGGATTCTCCGGAATACTCTGCCACGGATGATCGTGTATCTTCTGCGGACTACATAGCCCATCATGTCAACTCCTGGAGTTCTTTTCTTACTGCCTTTCTTTCTCTCTTCGTGGTTCTCCTTCTCTTCATTGAACGATGCCACTTGATAGAACTGCCAGATATCCTTGATTTTCAGTCCGAACTTATCATGCGCCCAGACTGTGGCTTTCTTCATGGCTTTTCTCAGCTTCGAGATATCGCCGTATATCGTGAAATCGTCTGCATAGCATACAACCGCATAGACAAGCCTATTCCGCTTTCCTCTGCGTATCTGTGCCTGCTGATAGATGTATCTCAGAACATAGCTCATAACATAATTGAACAGCCATGCCGGAAGATATCCGCCAATACACAAATGCCTCCCAGGATAATTGCTCATAAGAGCACCCAGGAACCATAACGTCACTTTATTTTTGCCGATGTCTCTTCTCAACATCTCCATCACGATATCCACCGTTACCGATGGATAGGCTTTCGTTACATCTCCTTTGATTGCTACAACCTTGCCGTGGAATTTCTTTCTCAGAAGTCTTTCAATCTTCCTCTTTCCAGCAACTCCGCCTTTCTTCGGGATGCTCCCATACTGGACCGGCAGAATCTTTGCCCGGAAAAGAGGTTTTAAAGCAAAGACAGCGATATACTCAAACACCTGCTGTTCCGGAGATTCCTGGCAGATGTCTCTTAGTTTCTGCGTCAGCCCATCCACCCTTTGAAATTGGCGAATCGGCTTTAATTGCAGATCACGGTCAACGATACGCTGTGTCAACATCTTCGCAACTTCGCTCTCAGCCTCCAGGGTTCTCTTGAAATCCTGGTTCAGCCGGTCTTCTGTAATCTGACGCTTCGTGATCTTTCCGGTCTTGCATAGCAGACGTTGGAAATCGTTTCTTCCACGCTTATTCCGGAAACATTCTATTACGGCAACCTCGTTGAATTTCCAGTCCTCAACATTCACGTTTGCCGGTTTGCAATAGGTTTTCATCAAACCTCCTTACTATCATCTGGTTACTGCCGTGGCTTTCCCCGTAGGTACTAGCCTCGTTGGTTTCAAGTTATTTTCGCACATAAGCGTGGATTATACGGTGCAATGATTTTTAAATACTTTTTAATGTACCAGTTGCTCCGAGAGAGCCGTTCCAGTTAGCGTTAGACGGACCATTGTTCGAGTTACGGCAAGGAACGCCGCCATTACCGCCGTTGTTCAAGTTGCCAAAGCACCAAGCCGCACGAACACCAGACGCCGCAGGTTCGCAGTTGAAGCCAGCTCCCACACACCGCATAACCCTAATTTTTATTCTATTTGCAAATAGGACAAAAGGGGCTTACTGCCCCTCTGCTTCGTTACACTCCGCATTCACCCCGTTTTTAACCCTCACTACCAGGTGCTCCGAGAGAGCCGTACCAGTAAGCGGTAGACGGACCACCGTACGAGATACGGCAAGGAACGCCGCCAAAACCGCCGCTGTCCAAGGAGCCAAAGCACCAAGCCGCACGAACACCAGACGCCGCAGGTACGCAGGCGAAGCCAGCTCCCACACCAACACCGCTTCCGCTTGCGTTGGTTGCCTCCGGCCACAGAACATCATCACTGATTGCATTGTCCGTGATGTACTTCCAAGTCCATGCCGCCGTATCTTTTGGAAATACCAGTGTCGGAACATCCACTTTGTCGTAATTTTCATTGATTACAGAGCTAACCTTTGACTGGTCATAGCATTTAAAGCAGTCAAACTTGTAATTTCCGTCTGCATCCGTGCTCCACTGCCATAATTCATCACTGATGATCAGATATGAACCGTTCATGAACTCAACGCCCTGAATCATTCCAGGTTCTTTTCCGGATGTCGGGCTGTATCGGCTACCATCTCTACCCAGTACATTGTCATTCCATCCGGAATAGTACGGAGCGGTAGATAACATCGTGGTTCCGGCTACTGTGTCAAAAGTCTTTCCTCCATTGTCCACGTACACTGCGGAATAGTCTGTGCCGTCAATGTTTACAGTCTCAATCGATGTGATTAACTTAGCGTCAAAAATGGAATATGCACTGGCAGCGTTTCTGTCGGTCGATGCATTTGTTCCGAGCATGACCGCAGATCCAACAAACAGGTTTGCCGCCTGTGCTGTGGTCAGAATCACACGCTCTACTCCGGTTTCAGTCACAGCAACCGTGTACTGGAAACTGTAGCTTGAGCATCCTTCAATCTTTCCGGAATTTCCTTTGCGTCCATATTTCAGACGCATCATAGCATCCAGGAACTTCAGAAGTGATCCGGATGCTCCGGAATACTGCGTTCCTCTGGCTCTCCATCTGGTTACTCCGGTTGAATGTGAGGTACGGTTGACTGGTGCCAGTCCAGTTCCGCAAGTGATCGCTCCGTCAGCATCCATACCGGCATAATATTTCGGATGTGCCATGTACTCATGCACTTTTCCGGTTCGGTCTGTACCTTCTTTCCAACGTTCGTAGCCTGGAGCCGGTGTACATCTGGTTTTCAGATATTTGTAATCCTTGTCCTGCCATTCACGCTTGTAGGTGTTCTTCTGGATCATCCAACACAGATGTTCTCCACCTCTGACCTTTGCTGTATCGTCAATGTGTTCCACGTAGAAAATCTCATGGGAACCATCTGCTTTTTTCTCTACCGCAACCTCCAGACACCAAAACTGCGGAAGGTGTGCAAACGGATCATTACCGGCTGTAGATTCTGTGGACGGTGTACATGTCAGTCCTGTGGAATCATCCGTTAAGGTTCCGATCATGGACGTACTCTTATCATATCTTGGTGTCGTTACGCCGTGAACTCTGGAATCAACCAGAACATTTCCGAACCATCTCTCCAGCATCTCCGCTTTCGTGAAAAGCTCCGGATTATATTGAATCTTCCACCATTCAGTAAAAAGGGCATCTACCTCCGCTTTGGAAGTAGCTGCCGCAACTTTCTCTTTATATTTCAGATCCATTTCTCCAGCAATCTGATCTCTGTGAACTTTGACCAGTAACTGCATGGTCGTGTCTCTGGGGATATTGATTGTCTCACTCATTTTCTGCCTCCTATGCACTTAAAATGATTGCGTCAAGTCCCTTGTCATCCGGGTTAATCTGGAACGCAATCGTGTTGACCTGGTTAATAAGTATCTCTGTAGCCTCTTTCGCCTTAGCAATGGCATTCGCAGTATTCGCCTGCCTGTCCTTCTCGTTCTGAATCCGGACATTTTCACTGGCGGTTCTTGTCTGCTCCGCAGATGCTCTGTCTGATTCAGCCTGGGATCTCGCCTGCTCAGCCTGGACTCTGGCAGTTTCAGCCTGTGACCTGGACTGTTCTGCTTTATTCGCATTATCAGTAGCCAGGTTGGCTTTCTGAGCCGCCTGGTTCGCTGCAGAAGTCGCACTATCCGCATTCCCGGCTGCTGTAGATGCCAGACTAGCCGCCTGCTTTGCATCCTGCGCCGCCTGGTTCGCTGCCGTTACAGACTGCTGGATCGCTGAGTCAATCTGTTTTGCAGAATCAACGACTTTCTGTAAAGCTGTCTGCTGTGTCTTACTGGCCTCTGTAGCTTTCTCAGTTGCTGTCTGCTGTGTCTTACTGTCAGACGTAGCCTTTTCCGTAGCGGTCTGCTGTGTCTTTCCGGCTGCGGTAGCTTTTTCATTTGCATCCTGCTGAGCTTTACCATTGGCGATTGCTGTAGTTAGATTCTGCAATGCAGCTTTGACTTCCTCAGACTTCGTGTTGATAGATTCTACCTGCTCTTGCATGGTAGCCGCCGACTGTTTTACTGACTCTTTGATGCTGTTGTAGCTTTCATTTTCCTCGTGAATCTTCTGCATACAGGAGATAAAAGCTCCTCGCACCTCTTCTCCATATACCGCATTTCTAAGCTGATCTATTTCCTGGGAAATATCTGCCATTTACTCCACCTCCTCGATAACAGGCTCCTCTCCGGCAACACTCTCTTCCGATGCATCCGGGGCTTCTTCCGGATTTTCAAAAAGCGTAATCAGCTCTTCTTTTTCTTTCTCGAAAGTCTCCTGTTTCTCTTTCGCCTCGGTTTCATAATATTCTTTCAATTCCTCTTCATATCTGGCTGTATCGTCCGCAAGTTCGTTTGCAGCATTTGATCTGATTTCAGCAAGCACTCCGCTCAGAATCCCCTCTGCCATAAAAATAGGCAAACCGTAAGCCGCCATCGTGTTTCCAACCTGCCTTGTGATTGCCTGTTTCGCATCAGCATAAATAACACTAAGCGGTCTGACCGGCTTTTTCTTCTCTTCCATCTTCCTTTACCTCCTGCTCTCTTTTAATGGTTCCTACAGCTACACTGTTTTTCGCTACCTTTTCCGGTGCGTCTCCTCTCGGAAAAATAATTTCCATCTTCTTGCCTCCTTCTTAGTTCCAGTAACCTACTATGATTCCGTTGTAAACTCTGAGATGCGAATACGTCCAACTGTTACCGTTGTTCGTGATCTCACATACAATCGGTATTGCTCCGCTAAATGCGGTATATCCTCCAGCAGAAATCGAACCTATCTTGAAGTTTTTCAGCGTGTACCAGTTTCCAATCAGATTGCAACCCATATTCACGCCATACTCATCGTAAATAGAGTTCGCACGGCTGAAACATAACATTGTCGTGTATGAGCTGGCCGATGCGCTGGCTTTCTGAGCGAACGCCATGTACTTTCCCTGTGGTTCCAAGTCGAACACCAGCCCCTTATGAGAATTGTTCTGAGCCCACTGGTTTGTCCCAATACATCCGACATAATAACCATCCCGATAGAAATGGTTTCCGCTTTCATCGAATACCGCTCGTTTCTTTGACGTAGACACGCCATAATCATAAATGGCTATCTCTCCCGCGCTGATCTGCACATACTTACTGCTGTTGTTGAATGCCGTAATTACTCTGTCATAATACTGAGTAACATATGAACCAAAATCTCCCTTGCTTACCTTGCTGATAATATTATCGGCATTGACTTTGATAGATGCCTTCAGATCTTCCTCGCCTTTTGTTGCTCTCTTGACCTCTGCCTCGATGGAGTCTTTCAATACACTCAACTGGCTTTCTGAGTATGCGGATATATAACCAAGGATTTCAACATCCGTGATATATACAGTCGTATCCGCCACATAGTTATAAAAGTATGTGTAAAAATACGATGGCGTAGCTTCGGCTGTAAATTCAAACTGTTTCCACCCACTTCCAAGCTCTCCGGCAGCCGTTAAAAATGCTTTTCCGTCAATCGTGACTCGTATCCGTGCATTTCCGGAATCTTCCGTATCGCAAGCTGCTTTGAACCTTACAGTCACTTTCCCTTTTTTCACCCACGGTCTCTGGTACCATGAGAGGCTATAGGTCGAAGTATTATTCTCTATCTTCGCACAGCTTTTTCCAGAAAAGGTAGTCTGCGTTATTTGTGCAGCACTACTTCTATTCCATCCGGTAAACTTATCAGTGCTATCCGAAAAATTCCCATTGCTGCAATAATTGTGCAATGAGTTTTCGTATACTTCGGACACAGTTGCAGATACTTTCCCGACTTCGACATCCAGTCTTGCATCAATATCGTCCAACAGTTCCTGCATATCCCTCAAACACCGGATATCCGTTACATACAATACGCTTCCGGAATATCCGTATACCGTCACAGCTACAGACTTTGCAGCTTTCGTGATCTTGACCTCTTTGCTGTATGCATGGTATTCATCTGCGGTATATCCACTGAGATAAGCCGTGGACTTATTTTCGGAAAATCCGTACTGGATATAAGACGGTCGGTACTTTGAACCTTCCGGATACGCCGCTTCGACAGCAATCTTATAATTGCCAGCCTCCAGAGTTCCCAGACTCTGTGTCAGCGTTACTGCTCCGGTTCCGGAAAATGTTAGCTTAAAGGCGTTCATGTTCAGAAACTCCGACTTCTCCACCTTGCAAATGCTGGTCGCTCCGGATATTGAGAACCTGGCCAGATCCAGTGTCTCCTGCTCTCCGCCGGTTATATAATTCTTTCTGGTAACTCTTTCCTTAACACTTCGTACAGACAGTTCAATGCGGTTCTCCATGTTGGAAATGGAATTTTCTATCTCTTCCCTTGCCACTCTTACCGTATTGTCTGCATACTCATTGGCTGCCGTTTCGCTTTCGGATATCTTCGTCTCCACGGATGTCCGATACCCGGCATCCAGGGATTCGGTCTTCACAGAATTTGCCAGTAGCATCTTACCGTTGATCTTTCCATCCATCGTCAGAGCCACACCGTCTATAGGTCCGTCATATCCCTGGCTGTAATGAGCAAAACCGCCAAGTCCCCATCTCCACAGGTTCTTGGCTTTGTTCTTATAATCCTTATCATCAGCAACAATGAACTCATTCGGAACATGCACTGCATATCCACTGGCTACCTGTTTGTTTATGAGGTCTTGTGCGCTTCTGAGAGCCTCCTGCAAGATTTCTGACTTGCTCGGCAAGGATTTTATCGTCTCTTCGATTTCTGCCGTATTCTGGCGATTTGACGAGGTGTACGACTTGACGCTTGTTTCATCGCCCAGCGTAACCGTATTATTCTTGAAGCTGGTAATGTATACCTTCTTCTTCGTCAACGGAAATTCCTTATCCAGACCGTTCGGTGTCGATACGCACTGAATCTTATTTCCAACCTCGAATTGCTGGAAGGAATCATCCGTGAGGTTCAGATCTATTGCTTTCACTTCCAAGACCATCTTCTCGAACTGAGCAGATTTCAGATATTCCTCTCCCTTTTTCTTGAGGTTTTCCGGAAGAGTCACATCGTCCCAGGTTACGGTCTTGTATATCTTTCCGTACTCCTTCACGGCGTTATCATCCGTGACATAATCAACGCCACCATTTACGCTCGCAATCGTTATCCTCTGTTCAGAGATAGCCTCAAGCGCCGGGTCCTGGTCTTCTTCATCCAGCTTTGCTCCCAACGGGATCACGCAGGTAACCAAATCAGAGGCATCCATATTCTTTGAAAAGTCCAGCAGATTCTTGCCGAACCGGATGCCTTGTGTATTTCTTGTGTAATAATCTTCATCCGACAGGTAATCCAAGATTCTCAGCCCGTCTTCATGCCGGATAACCAGATGTCCTCCAAGTCTGCTCGTCAGCTTATCCTTAAATGCCGTTCTGGTATCTTCGTAATTGGAATACCGGTACAGTGAATCATTAGAATCCTTTACCGTTACCCTGCCGACAACGAACTGCTTTCTCTCCTCTACCTGTGCATTATGAATATCTATCAAATCCTGCACATACGCCTTGACCGAGATGTTGTGATAAACCTTTGGTCTCTGGATGCTGTCACACAAAAAGGCAAGCTCTCCTTCGACGAAGACTTTCTTTGTTCCAGAAAAATCTTCATCGTCATAGAGAACTCGCCCGTAAAACTCCGGCTCATCATCCCGG